TCGCCGCCCTGCCCGAAGACGCCGCAACCGCACAGGCCGGCCTGCGCAGCTGGGTCGTCGAATGGTCACTGCCGGTCGCGCTGGGCGACAACGCCTGGGAAGAGGTGGGAGGCGTGGTGCCGCAAGCGTCCTACAGCTTCGCGCCAGAGATCGGCCGTGCCCATGAGGCACGCTACCAGCCCCTGCCGGAGCGCGCGCCATGAGCGCCGAACACGCACGCTTGATCGGCAACCTGCTGATGATCGGCGTGGTGCGCGAGCTGGACGAAGCGGGCAGCCGCGTGCGCGTGGATGCCGATGGCATGCTCACCGACTGGATTCCCTGGCTGGAACGCCGGGCGGGACCGGGCGTACGCAGCTGGTGCGCACCCGAACCCGGCGAGCAGGTCGTACTGGCGTGCCCCTATGGCGACCCCGGCCAGGCGCTGGTACTCGGCAGCCTATACCAGGACCGCTTTCCGCCGCCGGCCAACTCGCGCCTGCGGCAACGCACCGCGTTCGCCGACGGCAGCAGCGTCGAGTACGACCAGGAAACCACCACGCTCAACGTCCATGTCGGCAGCGGCAAGGTCATCGTCACCTGCGCGAATGCGCAGGTGATCGCCAGCGAATCGATCGTGCTCGATACGCCGTCGATCAAGGCGACCGGCAACCTGGATGTCACCGGTGCGATCAGCGCCGGCAAGGACATCAGCACACCCGGCGAGGTCAAGGCCGGTGCCATCGGCCTGAAGGCACACACGCACACCGCACAGGGCCCAACCGCCCCGACCACGCCGGCCCAGGCCTGAGCGGCCACGCCTGCAATGCCCTGAAAACCCGCACTCCACGACGATAGAGGCCATGCGAGGAATCGACGCCAACACCGGCAAATCACTGGATGGGCTCGCCCATCTGCACCAGTCCGTGCGTGACATTCTCACCACGCCCCTTGGCTCCCGCGTACTGCGCCGCGAATACGGCTCGCGCGTGTTCGAACTGATCGATGCGCCAACCAACCGCTCGCTGCGCATGGACCTGATCGCGGCCACCGTCGACGCACTCGCGCGATGGGAACCGCGTCTCCACGTCGAGAACGTCGACGTCTCCCTCCCCGCCCCCGGCGTGATGATCCTGGCAGTGACCGGGATCCACCTGCCGGATGGCGAGGCCATCACCATCGAAGGAATCGAGGTTCGCTAACCGTGGCATCCGGCTCGTTCACCAGTGTCAATCTGTCCCAGCTGCCTGCCCCGGCGGTCATCGAAGTGCTCGATTTCGAAGCCATGTTCGATGAATCGCTGACCGCGCTGCAGGCCCTGGATCCCACCTTCGACGCGCTGCTGCCGTCGGACCCGGCCTTCAAGATCCTGGAGGTCTGCACCTACCTGCGCCTGCTCGATCGCCAGCGTGTCAATGATGCCGCGCGTGGCGTGATGCTGGCCTATGCGGTTGGCAGCGACCTCGACCAGCTGGCCGCGATCTTCGGCATCGGTCGCCAGATGCTGGATCCGGGCAAACCGCAGCAGGGTGTTCCGCCGCGCTACGAAAGCGATGAGGATTTTCGTCGGCGCATCCAGCTGGGGCCGGAAGGCTTCAGCGTGGCCGGCCCGGAGGGCGCCTACATCTTCCACGCCCTGAGCGCCGATCCACGGGTACTCGATGCCAGCGCGACCAGTCCGTCGCCGGGTGAGGTGGTGGTTTCTGTGCTGTCGCGTGAAGCCGATGGCACCGCTGCCCGTGGACTGCTCGACGCCGTCGAAATGAAACTGAGCGCAACCGACGTGCGTCCGCTCACCGACCACGTGCTGGTGCGCACAGCGACAATCGTCGACTACACGGTCACCGCCACGCTCTATACCTTCGCCGGACCGGACTCGCAGGTCGTGCTGGCCGAGGCGCGCACGCGCCTGGACCGCTACATCGCCGAATCGCATCGGCTCGGCCGCGATGTCACCCGCTCGGGCCTGTTCGCCGCACTGCATGCCGAGGGTGTGCAGCGCGTGGAGATTTCCAGCCCGGCAGCGGACGTAGTGGTCGACCGTACACAGGCCACCTACTGCACTGCCGTGACCCTGACCCATGGCGGCAACGATGAGTGACTCCACCACTCGCCTGATCAATGCGCGCCTGCGCGGCGCGGTCGATGGCCACAACCTGCAGTTCCGCCATCCGGGTGGCGCACTGGCTACCCTGCAATCGGTGTACCGCACCGACTGGCAGGGCCGGATCAAGTTGTCGGATACGCTGCGGCGCAACCTGCAGCGCTTCTCGGCAGCGTTCAGTAACCCTTGGTGGAAGGGCTTCTACACCAAGCCAGCGAACCTGTCGTTCAATCACCCCGCTCCAGATGGCAGTTCCAGTGCCTGCTCCTTTCCTGTCTCCGATGCGATCGGGGGACCGAATCAGAACTTCACCGGTCTGGTGGACGAGGATGGAAGCGCGTTTCCCGATGGTGCCGTGCGTACCGTCAGCATCTGGCTGCGCGCAACCGAGCCATGTGCCATCGACCTCGGCATGCGCACCACCGGCGCAGGCAGGACACGTCTGCAGGTGAGCACCGAGTGGAAGCGCTACAGCTACACCTATGCCGCAACCGCAGATGACGCCCGCCGGGGCGTGAGTATCGTGCTGGATCGACGTGCAGCCGGAAACACCGGCCTGAGGCCGGACAGCCGCATCCATCTCTGGGGCGTGCAGGTGGAGGAAGGCCGCGAAGCAACCAGCTACATCCGCACCATGCCCCAGCCTGTGGGCGTGATTGATTACAGCGTGCTCAACAACGTGATCACGCTCAGCCAGGCACCCGCTCCCGGCTCGATCATCGACGGCGATGCGCTGATCAGGGTGCCGATGGCAGGCACCCTGCTGCCGCCCAACGCCACCCACGCGGAGCGGGCCCTGGCCCGCGCTGCGGTCACCCGCCCATTGCCGGTGGACATCACCGCGCTGTGGGACGCCGACCGCTGTCCGGCCACCCTGCTGCCCTGGCTGGCCTGGGCCTTGTCCGTGGACGAATGGAAGGCCTACTGGCCGGAGACGGTGAAGCGTGCGCGCGTGCGTACCGCGATCGCCATCCAGCGCCGCAAGGGTACCTGGGGCAGCGTGCGCGACGTGGTCGCCGCTTTTGGTGGCTCGATCCTGATCCGCGAATGGTGGGAGATGCAGCCGCAAGGCGCACCGCACACCTTCGAAGCGGTGATGACCATTGCCAACCAGGGCGGCGAGACCGCCACTGCCAAGTTCGTCGACGACGTGATCGGTGAGATCAGCCGGACCAAGCCGGTGCGATCGCACTTCACCTTCACCCAGGGCATGCAGGCCAACGCCGGTATCGGTGCGCTCGCCGGTGCCCAGGGCACCACCTTCCGCCGTATCCAACTGATCGGAGAGTAAACCCCGCATGCGCTTGAAAATCACCGACGCCGGCTTCGCCAGGCTGGTCAACCCACCCAATACCGGCACCAGTGCCGTGCTGATCACCGAGATCGGCCTGACCTCCACGGCATTCACGCCGTCGGCGGGGCTGACCACGCTGCCCGGCGAGATCAAGCGTGTCTCGACATTCGGCGGCAAGGCAGTGGGCGATGACACGCTGCACGTCACGATCCGCGACGACAGCGCCACCGCCTACAGCCTGCGTGGCTTCGGCCTGTACCTGGGCGACGGCACGCTGTTCGCCACATTCGGCCAGGCCGATCCCATCATGGAAAAGACCGCAGCCTCGATGCTGCTGCTCTCCACCGATACCCGCTTCAGTGAAGTCGATACCGCGCTGATCGAATTCGGCAATGCCGAGTTCATCTACCCTCCCTCCACCACCGAGGTGCAGGGTGTGGTCGAGCTGGCCACTACGACCGAGACCGAAGATGGCGCAGACACCCAACGTGCGGTAACGCCGCGTGGCCTGCGTGCCTTCATCGACAAGCGATTCGGTGCCAGCGCCCCCACCCAGTTCGTGCGCACGCTGCTGTCGATCGCTACCGATGCCGCATTCCGTTCCGCGCTGGGCCTGAAATCAGCGGCGCTGAAGGATGAAGGCGCCGACAAGGGACTGGACGCGGACCTGCTCGATGGCCGTCATGGCACGCACTACCTGGATTGGCGCAACATGACCGGCGTGCCGTCCAGCGTGCACGTTCCCGGCCAGGTCATCCTGTTCGCCGGTGCCACCGCGCCCAACGGCATGCTGCTGTGCAATGGCGCCGCTGTTCCGCGTGCCAGCTATCCGGCCCTGTTCGCCGCCATCGGCACCCGCTATGGCGCCGGCGATGGCGCAACCACCTTCAACCTGCCGGCCATGCAGGAAGGCACGGTAGTCACGCACACGCTGAACCCGGAAGCGGTCGGAAGCTTCACCCAGGGTGAAGTGATCCGCCATGCCCACAGCGCAAGCGCGGCAACGGCAGGCAACCACAGCCATGCCATTTCCGTGGGCGCAGGTGGCGCGCACTCGCATGGCGCCAGCGCAAGCGCGGTCGGCGATCACGCGCACGGTGCATGGACCGACTCGCAGGGCCATCACGCGCACACCGGCGGAACCTCCTGGGTGGGCGACCACCAGCATCTCACCGCCTATGCGGAAGTTGGGGCCGCCTATCCATGGGGTGCCGACTACGGGAACCACATGGGCTCCCGCGGCAACATCGACTATGACAATCCTTGGCCGAACACCAGCCCTGCCGGTGGCCACGCCCACAGCTTCACCACCGACGGCGCGGGTGGCCATGGTCACAACATCGGCATGAACGGCGCCGGTGGTCACTCGCACACCATTTCCATCGCCCAGGTCGGCGACCACGGCCATGCCGCCTCGGCGGCGGACGCCGGTGCACACAGCCACGCCATCGTGGTGGAGGCCGCCGGTGGCGACCGCAACCTGCCGGCGGGCCTGCGGATGATCTATTGCATCGCGTACTGAGGACATGACCTTGCCTACTGAACCGCGCTTCGCGCACTCCTACGATCCCCACACCCGTGCCTACATGGGCAAGGTCCGTCTGCAACCTTCGCCCGATGGCGCATGGAACCTGCCTGACTTCACTGTGGACGTCGCCCCCCGCCAGGCCGCAGGCGAATACCAGTCACTGCGCCTGGCCGAGGATGGCTCACGCTGGGAACTGGTGGCCGATTTCCGCAACTGCATGCTGTGGGACACGCGCACCGCGATGGCAGTACCCAATCGCCTCGCGCTGGGCGAGCCGTTGCCCAAGGACGTGACCCTGTCCGAACCGTTCAAGCTGGATGGCACCACCGCGCAGTACAACGCGTGGAATGCCAGCCGCCGCGAATGGACGCTGCTGCCGGACTACAGCACGCGCCCCCTGTGGAACAAGCACGATGCCAGCTTCGCCGCTCCCCTGCCCCGCGGCGTGGCGCTGCCGTCCACGGTCACCGACCTGGCACCACCCGGCGATCGCAGCTATCCGGTCACCTTCGATGAAGCCAGCGCCGCCTGGGCAAGGGTGAGTGCGCCCGATCCCGAAGCGGGCACGCCGCCGCAGCCGTGACATCGGGCCACGGCTGCAATTAAGCCAGCCGCGGCCAGATACGAACATGTACCCATGCGGCGCAGATCGCGACCGCAGCACCCACCCAACCAAGGAAAAAACAACGCATGGCCGAATTTCTGCATGGCGTGCAGGTCGTCAACATCGATGGTGGTTCCCGCTCGATCGCTGTTGCCTCGACCAGCGTCATCGGCATCGTGGGCACCGCGCCCCGCGCCGACAAGATCGCCTTCCCGTACAACACCCCGGTCCTGGTGACCTCGCGTTCGCAGGCAGCCAAACTGCTCGCCGGCACCGCCACCGAAGTCGATGAGGGCACCCTCCCGGGCCAGCTCGACGCCATCTTCGACCAGTCCAACGCGGTCGTCGTCGTTGTCCGCGTCGAGAAGGGCGCCACCGAGAACGACACCCTGGCCAACGTGCTGGGCGGCGTGAACGCGCAGACCGGTGCCTACACCGGCGTGCATGCACTGCTGGCGGCAAAGTCGGTAGTGGGCATCAAGCCACGCATCCTGGCGGTGCCGGGCTTCACCCACACCCACGAAAAGCGCGACACCGAACTGCTGGCCAACCCGGTCGTAGCGGAACTGCTCGGCATCGCCGACAAGCTGCGCGCGGTGATCATCAAGGATGGCCCGAACAGCACCGACGACGCTGCCAAGAGCACCACCGCCCTGACCGGCTCCAAGCGCGTCTACGTGGTCGACCCGGCGCTGCTGGTGCAGTCCGGTGATGCCATCGTCACCCGCTACGCCTCCGGTGCCGTGGCCGGCGCCATCGCCCGCAGCGACAACGAACGCGGCTGGTGGGCATCGCCGTCGAACCTGGAACTCAACGGCGTGGTCGGTACCGCGCGTGCGATCGACTTCGGCCTGTCCGACGCGACCAGCCGCGCCAACCTGCTGAACCAGTCGAACGTGGCGACCATCATCCGCGAAGGTGGCTTCCGCCTGTGGGGCAACCGTACCGCCAGCAGCGACCAGAAGTGGCAGTTCCTGTGCGTGGTGCGCACTGCCGACATCATTGCCGACAGCCTCGAGGCTGCCCATCTGTGGGCCGTCGATCGCGGCATCAGCAAGACCTACGTCGACGACGTGCGTGAGGGCGTCAACGCCTTCCTGCGCGGCCTGAAGACCCAGGGCGCGATCCTCGGCGGCAACTGCTGGATCGACCCTGAACTGAACGCAGCGGACAGCGTGGCCCAGGGCCGCTTCTTCTGGGACTTCGACTTCACCCCGACCTACCCGGGTGAGCAGCTGACCTTCCGCATGCACATGAACAACAACTACGTCTCGGAGATCTTCTAAGCATGGCGCGCAAGATCCGCAAAAATTTCAACTTCTACGTCGACGGCAAGGGCTATGCCGGCAGCGTGATGTCCTTCACTGCACCGAAGCTGTCGCTGAAGACCGAGGACTTCCAGGCCGGCGGCATGCTCGCCCCGACCGAGATCGTGCTCGGCCATGAAAAGCTCACCGCCGATGTCGAGTTCGCTTCCGACGACGCGGAGATCATGAGCAAGTTCCACGTCATCGAAAGCAAGGAGTACGGCTTCACCGCCCGCGAGGCGCTGGAAGGCGACGACGGCGAGGTGACCCAGGTCGTGCACAACATGCGCGGCAAGGTGAAGCTGCTGGACCGCGGCGAAACCAAGGTTGGCGAGAAGGGCACGATCAAGGTCAACCTGGCGCTGAGCTACTACAAGCTGACCCATGGTGCCCAGGTCGTGCAGGAGATCGACGTGGTCAACATGATCGCGCGCCAGGGTGGCGTGGACGTGCTGGCCGGCATCCGCGGCGCGCTGGGCATCTGAGCCGGCACCGCACCGAGAAACACGGGGGCGCCTCGCGCCCCCGCATCCATCGCACCGCATCTCATTCCAGGAACGCCTTCATGTCCAGCAAGACCAAGACCCCCACCGACACCGTCATCGAGCGCGATGGCTTTGCCGAGATCACCCTCACCCGCCCGCGCCAGGTCAACGGCATGGAAACCGCCGTGCTGCGCATGCGCGAACCGACCGTGGAAGACATGGAGCGCTACCAGGACGACAAGGGCAGTGATGCACAGCGCGAGGTACGGATGATCGCCAACCTGTGCGAGATCTCGCCGGACGACGTGCGCAAGATGCCGCTGCGCGACTACGCCCGGCTGCAGGCAGGCGTGGCGCTTTTTACCACCTGACCCTGCCGCAGATCAGGCAGGGAGTGCTCGCCCTGGCCGGTCATACCGGCTGGGGCCTGCGCGAGATCATGACGCTGCGGGTGTCGAAGTTCATCTGGTGGATTCAGGGGTTGCCGGTACATGGCCAATAACGTTCAAACGACAACGATCACGATCGGCGGCTCGGTGTCCAAATCGCTGAAGGACGCATTGTCCTTCGCCAATGATGGCGTGAAGCGCCTCGGCGATGAAGCCGGCAAGCTGGAGCTCAAGCTCGCCGCGATGAAGAAGTCGGGCACCGCATACACCCGCATGCGCGCGCAGGCCGATGCGCTGCGCGCCTCACAGGAAGCGCTGGAGCGTGTCGAAGCCAAGCGCACCGCCAACCTGGAGAAGCGCGAGAAACTCGGCGCCTCGTTCAAAGCAGCGCGCGGCACACTCGGCACCGCCGTCACCGCACTGGCCAAGCCGGTCGAGAACGCCTCCGGCTTCGCCCGCCAGAACCAGCAGATCGGCGTGGCAGCCAACCTCAGCCGCGCGCAGGTGGGTGCGCTCGGCCAGGCGATCCTGCAGCAGTCGCATGCAACCAACCAGGGCGCCGACGATCTGCAGCGGTCGATCAAGCTGATGGTCGCGGCCGGCATGGATGCACAGTCCGCGCAGGCCAGCCTCGGCGCCGTTGGACGGACCACCACCGTCACCGGTGCCAGCATCGATGACGTTGCCAAGGCGGCCGCCAGCCTGCAGCGCTCGTTCGACATCGATCCCTCGCGCATGCAGAGCGCGCTGGACGTGCTGGTGGTGAACAGCCAGCAGGGCAGCCTGGGCCTGAAGGACATGGCCGAGGTGCTGCCCACACTGGGCTCGTCGTTCGAAGCGATGAAGCTGCAGGGCACGTCAGCGGCCGCCACGCTGGGTGCGGCACTTGAGGCCACGCTGGATTCGGCCGGCGGTGCCGACAAGGCCGCCAGCAACATGAAGAGTTTCATGTCGGCCGTACTGTCCCCGGACCTGCAGGCGAAGGCCAAGAAGAGCCTGAACCTGGATCTGCGCAAGATCATCGGCGAGGCACAGACGAGTGGTGGCAATCCCTTCGATGCCGCGATGCAGGGGATCATCAAGGCCACAGCGGGCGACCAGAAGAAGATCGGCACCCTGTTCAGCGATGCGCAGGCGAAGGACTTCGTCCAGCCGATGATCGAGAACTGGGATACCTACATCCGCGTCCGCGACAAAGCACTGAACGGATCGGCGGGTACCACCGATGCGGCCTATGCCGATGCGATGCAGACCGATCCGCAGAAGATCGAAGGCGCGAAGATCGCCGTGGACAACCTGTCCAAGGCGTTCGGTGCGGCGCTACTGCCGGCGGTGGGCGAGGCCGCGGTCAAGCTGACCGAACTGCTGAACGGGGTCACCTCGTTCGTGCAGGAGAACCCGAAGCTGATCGCCAACACCACGCAGATCGTGGTCGGCATGCTGGGCATGCGCACGGCGGTGCTCGGCGCACGCTACGCCTGGACGTTCCTGCAGGGCCCGATCCTGGGCGTGCAGAAGGCCTTCGAGCTGTTCCGTGGCGGCAGCCTGCTGGCACAGCTGGGGCGCTTCGGGCCGATGGCCATGCGCCTGGCATCGGGCTTCCGCATCGTCGCCACTGCCGTTGGTGCCATCGGCGGAGGGCCGATCACGATCGCCATCGCAGCGATCACCGCAGGCGCCATCCTAGTGCGCAAATACTGGGAGCCGATCAAGGCATTCCTCGGAGGACTCTGGCAGGGGGTGAGCGACTCCGCCGGTGCCGCGATGGGCGAGATCATGGCCGCTGTCGAGCCACTGCGCCCGGTCTGGGAGGCAATGGGTGAAGTGTTCAGCCGGGTATGGAACTGGATCGGCCAGCTGATCGCACCGGTCGAATACAGCGGCGACGCGCTCTCGCGTGTTGGCGAAGTGGGCCGCTTCGTCGGCACCCTGCTGTTTGAAAGTTTCCGCATGGCGATCGCAGCCGTCGGCAACATCATCCAGACCATCGTATTCCTCAATG